GAAGCACTCTTCGGATAGATCTGTCCAAGTCATTTTGTTTATGATCTACACAGGCTTTCGTATCGGCGAGGTGTTCACGATACTTAAAAAGAATGTCCACCTTGCCGAGAACTACATGATCGGCGGCATCAAGACCGAAGCGGGCAAGGACAGACTTGTGCCGTTTCCGTCACAGATACCCGAAATAAAGACGTTTGTACAAGATTGGTACAATGAAAGCAAGACAGATTTTTTGCTGAATGGCGATGTCAACAATTTCAGAAAACGCAATTTTTATCCTGCACTTGCCGAGTGTGGTGTGATACCCGAGCCGACAGTTACCGAACTAAAAAGCGGCAAAACGACAAAGAAATATGACACGGAGATAACGCCTCATTGCTGCCGTCATACGTTCGCAACGTTATCGGCAGATTGCGGTATGCAACCCGAAAAATTACAACGTATCATCGGTCATGCCAAGTATGAAACAACGGCAGATATATACAATCACTCAGGGCAGGACGCAAAAGCACTAGCAGAAGAAATGTCAAAGTTAAGAAAGCCAGTGGAACATTAGTGGAACATTTCACCGATAAGCGCCGATTTTACGGCATTTCTTGATTGGTTGGTAAGGACGAGGTCACCGGTTCAAGCCCGGTTAGCAGCTCCAGCAGGTGCTTGCACCTGCACCCAGATCCGCTATCATTTATGGTAGCGGATTTTTTTGTCGCCGCACATGGGTACGATACCCTACACATAAAAAACACCGCCCGAACTCCTCGGACGGTGTTATATTTTTATCTCGTATTACAGATTTGTATACTCCATAAGGCTCTTATCCACCTCACGGGCAACATCTCTGCCCTCTCTGATAGCCCATACTACAAGTGACTGTCCTCTGCGCACGTCGCCTGCCGCAAAGACGTTCTTCACGTTGGTCTGATGTGTGCCGTCAGATGTTGCGATATTCGTTCTGCCGTCTACCTCAACGCCAAATGCCTTTGTGAGATAGCTCTCAGAACCCAGGAAGCCTGCCGCAATAAGAACAAGCTCGGCTTCTACCTTGTATTCGCTGCCCTCAACAGGCTTCATTATCGTTCTGCCTGACTTAGGGTCTTTCTCAGGGGAGAGCTTTACAAGCACTGCGCCCTTAAGATTGCCCTTTTTGTCTTTGAGAAACTCCTTGACAGTTGTCTGATAAACTCTCGGGTCATGACCGAACACACCGATAGCTTCTTCCTGACCGTAATCTGTCTTGCAGACCATTGGCCACTGCGGCCATGGGTTGTTCTCGGCTCTCGTGTCAGGAAGCTTTGGCATCATTTCAAGCTGCAAAACGCTCTTTGCGCCATGTCTTACGCTTGTACCAACGCAGTCATTTCCTGTATCTCCGCCGCCTATTACCATGACGTTCTTGCCCTTTGCGGAAATGTGGTTTTTATCCGTAAGACCGCCGTTCAGCAGCGCCTTAGTTGTGGATTTCAGAAAATCCACTGCAAAATAGATACCCTTTGCATCTCTGCCCTCGGCTTTGATATCTCTAGGGTTTGAAGCACCACAACAAAGTATTACTCTGTCGAAGTCCTTGAGAAGCTCAGCCGCTGTGATATCCTTGCCCACATTAACGCCTGTGCGGAACTCGATGCCCTCTTCTTTCATTATGTTTATCTTGCGCTCGATTATCTGCTTTTCAAGCTTCATGTTCGGTATGCCGTACATAAGCAGACCGCCCACTCTGTCCTCACGCTCGAAAACTGTTACACTGTGACCTCTCTGATTGAGCTGGTCAGCGGCAGCAAGACCTGACGGGCCTGAGCCTATAACAGCGATAGTCTTTCCTGTTCTTACCTTTGGCACTCTTGCTGAAGCATATCCGCAGGCATAGGCATTTTCGATAATACCGTATTCGTTAGCCTTTGTGGTAACAGCGTCGCCATTAGCTCCGCAGGTGCAGGCTTTTTCGCAAAGTGCAGGACAAACTCTTGATGTGAACTCAGGAAAATTGTTCGTCATATGAAGTCTGTAATATGCCTGCTCCCAGTTGCCCTTGTATATAAGGTCGTTCCATTCAGGGATAAGATTGTTAAGCGGACAGCCTGAAAATGCGTTGCCTATCTTCATTCCTGCCTGACAGAACGGCACACCGCAGTCCATACATCTTGCTCCCTGCTTTTGCTGCTCCTCCTTTGAAAGAGGAGTGTGAAATTCATTAAAATTCTTTATACGTTCCTCAACGGAGAACGCTGCTGCGTCCTCACGCTTATAGTCCATAAAACCAGTTGGCTTTCCCATATCTCAACTATACTTGCTTTCACGGCAAGTATATCCTCCTTTCGATTTTAAAAGTACAATATCTCATGTGCGCAGGCTTACTGCTTGCCGTTGATGATCTGATAGAATGCTTCTATCTGCGCCTGATCGCTGCTCATACCCTTTTCTTCCATTGAAGCTATAGCAGACATCATCTTCTTGTAATCGTGAGGGATTATCTTCTTGAACTTAGGCAGATATTCCTCAAAGTTATCAAGA